GTCGGTGGGGTCTTCGTTGTTACCACCCATGTCGAGGTCACCTGTAAAGTTGGGAATGTATGTATCAAGGATCTGTTGTACCGGAATAAAATCATCGATAACCTCCTTGATCAATTCGGTGAAACGAACCGCCATCTTGATACGACGTTCCTGGTCGGACATCTTATCAACCACGACGTACGGGTCGTCATACAGGCTCTTGGCGGCGGCGATGTAACACGAGTGCACAAACACATCGTTGGATGGCAGCTTGATGTTAATCTTTTTCGAGTCTGATGAAATACGCACAGCGGACATGATTTTGACTGAAATGACAAACACTGCCGCGAGCAGGTTGGGAAACATGGAACAGGACTTGATGATTGTGTCGGCATGCTGCTTTCCAATCGTGTTGTTCCAGTGAGGCACCTCCTGGAGCAGCGTCTGGTAGTGAATCAGCGTCTGACGACCCTTGGACACCTCGATCGCCTTTTTGTACATGTCGTAAAAGGCGTCAATCATCACGGGTGTCATGGCGTTGCACAGCTTGATCATAAATTTACGTTCCGCCTCGACGAGGATAGCTGTCGAGTCCATTTGTGTTAGCGGGTTTATTTTTTTGTGCAAGACTCGCGCACTTTTTTCGTTACGCTATATATATAATGCATATCGATTACGAACGTGTCGCCCTCTGGATCCTCGTCGTCGTGATGTTCATCAAACTGTTTGTGATTCGTGAGATGTACACAGCATCCAGCCCGCTCAGCATAATGGACCTGGCGGAGTTCAGTGGATTCCCAGATGATATCAAACAGATTTGGCAGACGAACGTCATAAAAACAATCATGTCTGCAGTCAGCGCAAAACTCACAGAGGGATGGGCAGGTGTTTCTGCAGCTGATAAACAAACGTTTACGGAACAGGTTACAACATCTGCAACTCAACTCGCAACAAACATAAGTAACGCTCAGGCAGTCCAAGATTCTGGAGCAGGTGGAATCACCAACGTCGTTATTAATTCCTGATAAATAGTAATGGTGGCTACTCAGGGTATAGTAAATGGTCCTTGTACAGCGATGTGTGCATATGGTCGCAAAAACTGTGCAGCAGGATGTTGCAAATGTGTAGATGAGAATGTTGATACCGGCTCTGGCGGTGACCCAGGCCACCCAGGTCCCGATATTGGGACCTCCCCACCAACTTTTACACAAAATTTGCTCGATGGGGTCACTTTTCCGACTTTTCGAGGTTTGGAAAATATAATAAACAATGTGACACTTCCGACACTTGCAGCTGGTGTCAGTGTCAGTCTCGATTCGCTCACTCAAAATGTGACTGTACCGTCAGTGCCGGCACCAGCGGCACCAGCGGCACCAGCGGCACCAGCGGCGTCCGATTCATCCATGAATTGGTTATGGATACTCATCATCATTCCTATAGGAATTGCTGCAGTTGCAGCGTCCAAATCAAAGTAACTACTTTTTTCCACGCAATTTCGCAGCTGTTTTCTGTAAATTGGCGAGCGATGGCAGCGAAATGCTTCTCATAGAGTCTTCTTCAGCAGAGTGATCAATGATGACGGGTCCCTTTGGTTTCGTGTTACCCCAGCTGACACCCAATGTGCCCTGTGCCACCTTGATTACCTTGTATCCAAGGCGATCCAGTTGACGCTGAATGTAGGCAGTTGTACTCTCAATCTCGTACGCAGGGTATCCAATGGTAAATGGTGGAATTGTCAAAAACAGCGAACGTTCTCCAAGTTCTGACGCAGATTTGATTTTGCGACAGAGCTGTTCGAGAATTGCTTTGTATGTCGCCTTGCGAACCTCGAGCCTTTTGTGCTCTCGATCAGCGAGATTTTGTGCTGATATCATTCCTAATTACTGTCTAGAAACAACGGTGCCGTTCCACGCCGCAGCGTCGGCGTTGTTTCTATTTGACTGACGCATCTGCTCGAGCCAAATGTCAAGCTTGCCCTGGTAGCCGGGAACTTGGGTCTTCAGATCCGCAAACTGTTTGTCCAGGACAACCTGGGTGTCCTCGAATGTGGTGTATGAATCACTGGGCCCGAAGGGCTCGAATACATCAGCAGCTCCGATGCCGGGCTGGGGCTGCTCAGACAGTTCGAGGATGTTGCCATCACCATCCGCCTTGATGTCGTACTGTACACCAAAGTATCCACGTGTGTTGATGAACATGATGCGGGCTTCATACATCGCCGACCCCTGATCACCCTGCATCGAGTTGATGTAGATGGTCTGAACCGGGTATACATCGGGATTCTTCGCCTGAATGGCGTTGATGATGGTCTGGATCGTCGCTGGTTCCACTGGCTTCATGTCACTGACGTTCACGAACGCCTCGCCGTTCATGAACACACCGCGGTTCCACAACAGAAATCCCAAAATTGCCAGAAGGAGGAATACGACAATGTCCTTCATATTACTATCAGACGAGAAAAAAGTCCCTTCTGCGTCGTCTCCCTGGCTACAAAAAGTTATACAGTAGTAGGTAATGGCCACTTTGGTCTACAGCGACAAGTGTCCGTATTGTTCTCAGGTTATCCAGGAGATTCGTGAAAACCCAGCGCTCATTCACATGATCCGGTTCCATAACGTGTCGACTCAGGGGGTTCCGTCGAAACAGATTACACGTGTACCCACCCTGGTGACAAACGATGGTCAGCTACTCGTCGGAAACGACGTTCGTAAATGGATCGAGTCTATGAAGCCAGAGGAGAGAGTCGAAGAGTTTGACCAGACGGTGCTTTCTGGTGCCATGCTCGACGACACACACGATAACGATGCAGGGAACTTTTTCGACATTGACCACTTCAACATGCCACTGGCGCCTCCTATGACGCGCGAGCTTGAAGAAAAGGTGAACAGAAAGGTTTCAGATGCATACCAGAAGGGTATAAAGTGAGTTTGCGCTGTTTGTTTATGGTTCGTCTCAAGACGATTCAAGCGAGTGCTTTCCGCACAGTATTTGAGGTGCTCAAGGATATCATCAACGATGTCAACCTCGTGTTCCGACCGGAAGGACTCATCGTCGTTACACTCGACACGGCGCGCGTGACACTCGTCCACCTCGTCATGCCAGCGGAAAACTTTGAAGAGTACTATTGTGAGGGGGAGCACACGGCTGGTCTCAATGTGTCAAACACGTACAAGCTCCTCAAGTCGGTGACCAATACGGACACGCTGAGCATGGCGATCGACGATTCATACCTGCTTCACATTCACATTGAGAATACAGCGAAAAAGTCGTCGACATCGTTCGAGTTTAAGCTTCTTGATATCAACGATGACATGTTGTCCGTCCCTGAGATTGAGATGAACGTGCTGACCACCATCCCGAGTGTTGATTTCCAACGCGTGACGCGTGACATGAATAACTTGGCTCAGGATATTCGAATCACGCGTAAGAAGAATACACTCGAGCTCGAGTGCGAGGGTGGCTTTGCAAACCAAAAGACTATTATTGAATGCGTCGAGCCCGGAAAGGACAAGGCGCTCGGGAATCTGTTTTCACTCAAGTACATCAACATGTTTACCCGTGCGACGAGCCTATGCTCGAGCGTCCAGCTGATGCAGCATGACGACGATGATAACATGCCCATCGTGTTCCGGTACACAGTTGCAAACCTCGGTGAACTCAAGTTCTACTTGGCACCGAAGGCTGAGTAGTCATTTGACCGAGAACGTTCTGTATAAAAACTTTACCGGAAACCTTTTTTATGAGGACCCATTTGATTCCCAAGGAGATTTTCAACCCTCCTGAGAATGAGAATGATACACGTGGCCGAGGAGCGTATACGTCAAATGACACTGGTGATTGTGTCGGACCCGCGTGCCGTCTGATAATCTCGGTACAGACTGTAGGTTTTAAATCTTCGTCGTTGATGAAAATGGCACTGTGTACTGGAACTGAAAAACGAGGCACGATGTTCTGAATAGGCCAGTGTCCTATGTGTGTGTATATCTGACCACCAAAGTAGTAATCGACGCGTCCATATTCACCTGGTTTGAATTCTTCAACTGGTATCAATTCATCACCGTCGTGTCTGAACATTTGATGAACCTGGAAATTCTTGGGTCTACATTGTTCGATGATATTCAAGACCCACATTAACTAAAAGAAAACGATATATTATTTATAATGGAAGGACGCTATCAAGAGCGTCTCTCTGAATTTCAAAAAAGAATATCTAAAGGAGACTTGGCTGCTGAACATGAAATGTATGAATACATTGCAGATTGCATCCCTTTATTGATGGAGTTTGAATCCGCTGGAGGAAAGAAGAAGGATGTATACGAAAAGTACATGACCGTCGTAGAAAGAAATCATGTAACGCCCATGCAAAAGAAAAATATCGGATACTTACCCAAATGTAAAGGCTGTGGCTCATTCGACCATATACTCGATGACGTCACGAGCGACATGATATGTCGCCGATGTGGAACGACCGATTACGTACAATGTCAAGAAGTGGGTTTCAAGGAGGAGCAAGAGATGGAACGCCACGTCATATATTCATACCGGCGTGAAAACCATTTCAATGAATGGGTCAATCAGTTTCAGGCGAAAGAGTACACGAGTGTTCCTCAAGAACTCATAGACCAGTTACGACTCGAAGTGAAAAAGCAGCGAATTAAAGACAAGTTAGACCTGACACATAGCAAAGTTCGTGAAATGCTGAAAAAGATTCACATGAATAAATACTACGAACACGCGCCTTACATCACAACGATTCTCAACGGAGTGAAACCGCCCACCATGCCTCAAGCCTTGGAAGACCGCCTTCGACTCATGTTTGGTCAGATTCAAAAGCCTTTTGAGAAACATTGTCCCGAAAACCGCAAAAACTTTTTGAGTTACAGTTACGTCTTGTACAAATTCTGCGAACTCCTCGGTGAGGATGAATACCTCCCGTGCTTTCCGCTGCTCAAATCAAAAGAAAAGCTGTACAAGCACGACATTATATGGAAGAAAATCACTGCTGACCTCGGATGGCAGTACATCGGTACCTGCTGAACTACCAGCCTACTTTTCTTTCTTAACCTTGACTGGAAACCACCAATCGATAACCTCACATGCCCTGATGGTCATGTAGTACATAAAATATATGACCCGCATCGACATTTTCGTGTCCGAATCCTTCACCATAATAGAGCTAGCGCGTTTCATCTCTGGCGTGAACATTTGAGTTTAAAATGTCGGGTGGTTTTAAATGATGAAATTTATTATATCTCTCATGGGCTACAAGCCCAAGCCCAAGCCCAAAACCAAGCCCAAAGCTAAAAAGACTGCAAACAACATTGAGAGAAAATTTAAAAGACTTTTGAAGAATGGATACTCTATACCTCAGGCGCGTTATTACTCCACATTGTAATGTCCTCAATTTCAAGGGCATTCCCCGAGTTGGGAAAGTTGATGAGGACACCTTCAGGCAGGCCCAAAAGTTTCATATACATGCGCGTCTGTACACGGTGTTCATCCTTGAGCGCCTTGACAGATTTCAACTCGACTATAATTCTCGAATCAATAATGAGATCCGCACGAATGTTTCCAATCGCATGTTCATCAAACATGATTGGAACGATTCGCTCCGTCTGATATGGAATACTCGACTTTCGCAGGCCAACCTCCATGGCGTTGTGATACACGCGTTCTGAAAAGCCAGGTCCGAGTGATTGCCAGACCCGGGTCGCAATCAATCGTACACAGTCATTCATACTACTGAGTCTGCAGGCGGAGGGTTTAGGTTAAAAATAGGCATGGTTGCCTGCTGAATATTCTCAGAGCTCGAACGCTTGTAAAAACGCTTCTCAAAGACGGGCCTTCCGCGATACACGACCGGAAACATCATGCCGTCAAACTTGGACGCATCAAGCGTCGACTGAATTGACGCAATAATCTGTACTGGAAAGACATCACCGGGCTTGAGCTCAAAGACCCACTCGTTCTTTGCCGCCTCCTCCCCATCCACAATCTCATCCTCTGGGGCTATGAGACGCTTGAGCTGGTCTGCATGCTCCGTCGTTACAAAACTCACGGGCACAACCTCCACGTCAGATGGCCCATCGTTCGTGCGGACGCGATCGAGCCAATACTGCACCATTCCTACTGTTTCTTTTAATCTTGGTTTTAGGTAGATGGAGACGACATTGTACGTCGATTCCAGACAGAGAGATGTGACATTGTACCCATCAGGGAACTCGTACACACTGTTTCTCCAGTCGCCAGTCCATAACATAAGTCAAATTGATCTGATTTCCGCCAAAATCCCAAACACAATGTACAACCTCACAACGAGCTCGAACGTACTCGTATTTGATTCATCCAACGTGGCTCTGAACCCTGGGTTTTACTCGACGTGTTCGATCGTCGACACATTCAACAACAGTGAACAAGTTTCGAACGTCGCACTCAGTTACCTGGAAGCTGAAGGTAAATTTATATTCACTGGAAATTTGACATCCGTGACGACCCTGACGCAGGAAATTGCAGACATTCTCGGGTTGCCGCTTGGAATAACAGTATCGAATCCCATTGCCACGAACGCCGTCTACAACGGGCTTTACCCAACAGCAAATGCATACGTCGTGTCGAGCAACATCGTGAGTCTCGAGATGAATGATTACGTCTGGCTCGACATTGAAGAGTTTCGAACGCCGTTCACAACCGATGCCCGGAAATTGATTCTGAATCCACAGGGTGTGTACACGACAACGAGCAACACATCGGCACGTTCGTTCGCCATCATACCGATGGATGTGCCATCCGGTGCAATCAAAGCGTTCAAAGAGGCTGGTGACTACCACGTGAATGTTACATTCCCTTCCCGGCTTGACTCACTCGACAGACTGACTGTGAAGTGGCTCAACCGGGATGGCGTTCCTTTGGATTTTCACGGACTCGATGTCAATTCATTCACGCTACGACTTCATACGGTACACGTACCTGATCAAGTCGAACGTCCTGTCAGTTTACCACCGCCCGTCCCTTTTGAAAAGGAGAATCAAAAGGTTGTGTGGGGGGCGATGCTTGCGCTCGTCATTGGGTTGATGTTGATTATTTTGGCTGGGAAGAAGAAATAGTGAGATGTCTTAGGTCCGGTCGAAGCCACGCGAGTGTCCATGTCGCACAGAACGTGTCTTCTTCGTGTTTCTGAGGATGGTCTCGACATACAACGACACGTCTTCCTGACAATTTTGAAATGAGATTACGGTCAAGATGACCGCTGTACCGACTATTTGGGTGTGCAGGGTCAAATACACGTATGACACCAGACCCAATGAATTCATACGCCATAAAATGACCTTCTTCATCTGAAACGGGAGTGTACAGTGTCCCTTTTGGATGAATAATTTGACGACACTTTGAGATGTCATAGTCACCCCGACAGCCTGTGAAATTTCGACGAAAAACAGGATTGTTCATCACGGTATCCCATTTGGTTTTCAGTTGCTCCATAACTGTTTAGAGATCATCGACTATAACTGACATACCCTTGATGCGACGCTGCTCAGCCTGGGTCGTCTGGCCCGGGACACGACGAACGCCGGTGCGGCTGAACGCGAGGATGGCGAGGACAAGCAGCAGAACAAGAATGATTGTGGAGCGTTTCATTTGTTAAGGGGTGAGAAAAAAAACATAAAGTATGTAAACTCTATGTATATATGAACTTAATACTTACTGCTACATCTGCATCATTTCTTGTAGCTGGAATTATCAAGAAATGCTCAGTATTAAAAATATTATGGGTTTGCTCTTCTCTTAATCACATCGGATTTAAATGGATAAATCGCGTCGACAAAGCGCTCTCTCATTCTATATGCGTATATAGTATGTTGACATGCCCCCGTATCATCAGTCCAAGTACGGTAGGTTTCTGGGTTGCATCTACGTACGCGATAAGTGTATTTAAGGTGTTTAAACTCAGTTATAAACCGGGTATTTACGGTGATTTATGGCACGGGACTATACATATAGTAACTTTTATAGGGATGGTTTCTTACTCGTACGCACAACCGAGACCGACAGATTGGAGAATGTTCGGTTTACTTTTTGGGGTATTTTATCCACTGGTTTGAAACTTACTTAAACACAAGTCGCTATGAGTCTTGGGGATTCAGAACTTCCCGTGGACCCAGGCAGCGTTTTTGAGCACGGTGTTGTGTGCCGTTGGTGAAGTACGCTTGAGTAAACGCGCCATTTTCTGGAGGCGACGGAACACCGCCAGAGGGGAGTTGCTCTTCATGGCAAAGGTCAGAGACTTGTAGCGGTTGGGCACGTTGGCAGACACGGTGTACCCGTACAGCTTGCCTGGTGACAGGGGTGGAAGCGTGTACGGGCCCTTGCCTGGAAGACCGCGGTTGACGACGCGGGCAGACTTGACGCGGACTGTGCCACCTGAAATGTGACGCGTGTAAGCGCGGTGATTCGCACTGACTGGGACGCGGATCGTCCGTGGCTTGCGACGGAACGTGTACGCACGACGAACGATGGTTGGCATTGTTACTATTTTGTGAGATAAAAAAACGGACACTATGTCTTTCAATGAAGTATGTGGTCGGTGACTTCGAGTCAACGGCTCAAAAGATTATACACTCGATCAGCTTCGCCCCTGTGAATGTCATGGAGAAGAAGACGTGGGTGTCACACGGACGTCATCAAACGCCCGAGTATCGCAAGAATCGTGCGGTGACGCACGGCGAACTTCGAACCATCTTCATCAAAGAGGCTCTCGAAGATCCGTTCGTCGCCGAGAATGAACGCGTCCAGGCAAAGCTCGGTCGAACGATAATCCACGGGCAAGAGGCGACTGTGCTTCCGTTTCGCGACGCCATCTGTGAGTTTATGCACTGCGTGTGGGAGCAAGGGGATGGCAACTGGCTCGCACACTCGATGGATAACGAACTCGAAATTCTACAGGCGACAGACATGCGCTTCAAAACGGGTCTGTTTCCGAAGCCGCTCCGGGTGTTTCCTGACCACTCGACAATTCCTGGGTGGTCGAAGCTCGCCAAGGTGTGCTCACAGCACGTGCTCACAACGCGATGCCCCGAGTTTTTCAAACAGTACGAGGCGTGGATGACGATGAATGGGTGGACGCCGGCAAAGTTTTCGGCTCGTCTCGAGGATTTTGTTCGGTTTGTTCGGGACGACCGGGAGTATCATCAGCAGCACATTGCTCCGTGTGATGTGATTGATCTATGTGAGGTTCTCGCGGCTGCAAACCCTTTTCTGGATGGAAAGTCATACATGATTTCGACGCCAGTGTATGGGTGGAGTGGTACCCAAACGAAAACAGCTTCAGCTTCGTCTCTGTAGAGACTCCAAAATCAAACAACTCAAAATTGGACATGTTGACGTCGATCGTTGGATACGTGTACCGCGGTCTCAGGCACATCGTCGTGTTCAAAATGCTCATGATGTATGCCTTGAGGTTGCGTGTGTCATATTCGATAGAATCCTTTGCCCATACCGATCTCAGCGTCTTTACGTCCGCCTTTCCTACAAAAATTCCACCTGGTGTTTCCTCCATCGTCCCGCCGTCAATGTACCTCCGCCCCTGATATTCCACAGATGCAAAGAGAAACGGCACTGCGATGGTCATACACAACGCCTCCACAATCGACATGTTCGGCGTCGAGTCGCACGAAAAGTATTCTGTACGTGCTAGATTGACACAGTATGCGCTGATGTGTATTTTGGGCATTGTCGGACGAAGAGCTTGAAGCTCGTGAAACGTCAAATCCTCCTTACTGAAAAAGACTCGGATAATGTCGATGATTACTGAACGAATCTTCCTTTGACTGACGAGTCCGAAGTGCTTCAGAAACTGGCGAATGTTGGGTTTCATGATTTCCTTTATCGGAATGTCCACTGAGTAATCCAGTATCGTTTTGATGTTGCCTTCGGCAACGACGTAGAAAAAGGCGAGGAGCCCGCCGGCACTCGCGCCCGAAATGTCTTCGAGATTGTCTAGTTCGTGACAATCTCGAAGGGCGCCCAACGCGCCAAGGAATGCAAAATATGTCATCGCACCCGGGCCAATGGCCAGGTGTTTCATTAGTGTGTCAGTGACTGTTCACTTTAGGCTAAGCATATAAAGGGTAGAACGTACCAGTGCGGTGACTTCATCCTGTATGTTCTTCAGGTACGAGTCTCGTGGGAGGCGCATGCGGCGAAGTTGTGTCAGAAGCGAACGGAAATACAGTTTCGGGTTGCGGGCAATCGTGCGACGGCCGATAATGATGCGGCGGAAGCGACCGTACTTACCCATATACGCCTCGGCGTATGAATCGAGAAGGGGTACAATGCCTTCATAGTACGCCTGGAGTGCCTTGTGCTGCGCAAACGAGTTTGTTGTCAAATGAAACGCGTGCGACTGGGTACGGGAATTCATGAGAAGACCGACGTACTTCTGACCGTTCATTTCTTAGTAGTACTTTGCAAAATTAGTGCGCATGAAGGAAAAGACAAGTGCAAACACCAGCGTGTGCACACCCACAGCCAGCAGAGAAGACTGGCCAGACATAAAGACACCCTTACCTGCTGGGGGAATCGTCAGAAGGACGCCTGGTGTCAGCAGCACGAACAGCACAGCGGGTACAATCAGGTCAGCGGGACGCAGGGACACCTTGAGCACAAAGGTGGCAATCAGATAGTACACAAGGGACAGAACCAGGGCATGTACCAGCACTGGGCTGGGGCCCACGCGCAGAAGCAGGCCCGGGCTGAGCAGGGCGAACAGGATGGCTGGGGTCAGAATCTTGGGGCCAGTGATATCCATGATAGCAGATACTATCTACCGAGAAAATTGTCGGACAAACTCAGCAAAGTCGTGAAAGGACGCATTGTTCATCAGGGTGCTGTTGAGATGATTGTCCTCGAGGTACTGACGAAGTGACATCCACATGTTGAGGACATTCTCCGAGTGCCAATCGTGCCAATCAGCCGGACTGAGCAACAGCTCATGGTCCTCCTGTTCGTTGTATGCCTCGTCGACATCCTCACCGCAAAAGATGGCGTCATCACGGTACTCGTTGTTGATACCCATTGTACTTGTTATTCTTACACGTCGTTCTTTTATATAGGCGGAGGTGTGCGAAGCACACCTCCTTCGCCGCGTAGCGGTGCAGACCGTTCTTTGCCGCTGCGCGGCGGTGTCACGCGTGACACCTGTTTAAGCGGTTTTCTTGACGGTGATGGTGTTGCGCTCCTTGACTGGAGCGTGATCGACGATGATCTGGTAAACCTGCTCAACTTTAGTGTCATCACCGCCAAAGTAAGCACGCAGACCCGCCAGGATGACATTCTTGGTGATGCTGCCACGAGACTCTTTGGTGTGCAGGGAAACCTTCTCCTGGTTCACCTTGACAGTGTCAACATCCTGAGTCTCCTTCATCTCCTTCATGTGCTCCTGGACCTGCGCCCTGAGCTCCTTCTCACGCTTGTTTAGTACAGTCATGTCTTTCCTCGCAGCAGCAAGCTGGTGCTTCAGGGAGAGCCATTCAGTCATGATGGACTTGAACTCGTCCATTTGTTATTTAAAGTTGTTTATTTTTTAAGTGCTGCTGTACCAAGTCGCTTCGCGACTTGTTCCGTCCCGGCTTGATCCCAACTCATACTGAGTTGATTTCTACTTCTCGTAGCTGTTCTCAATCTCAAACTTGGGGCGCATGGTGTCTGGGGGAATGGTGGACAGGTTAAAGATGCTCACAGAGTCACGGGGGTTGGGTGGCTCGGAGCGGAAGTCGCGGTTGGCGTTACGCAGGTTGCCACCAATCGTCTCGGGGAAACCAATCTGGGCACGCGGGTCCAGGAAGTTCTGACCGGACAGGATGGCGTCTGGAGAAAACTGACCGAAATCCTCGGTCGTCACCACCTCCTTGGGAATCAGACCCACGTTGGTGTTGTCATACACCGGCATGTCAACGGTGCGCAGACCGGAACCACCCATGTCGAACGGGGCTGGCTCGTCGACTGACGAGAAGGTGCCACCTGGAGCAGAGATATGACCACCGCCCTGCATGATACGGGGACCATCGCTTGCTGGCTTGCTATCAGTTGGGGAAGCGCCAACTGGGTCCTCGCCAGCTGGGATGTAGCCGCTACGCTGGGGATAAAATACCATCATGGCAATCAGGAACAGAAGAATCAAAATCGCCAGACCCTTGCCGTCCATGTTATACTAGTATACGACTTTTTTTTTCAGTCCAGGTAATCGGTCGGGTCGTCATCCTCGGCTTCTGGCTCCGGCTCGTCTGCAAACTGAAAGTCGACTGGGTATCCCTTCGTCTTTGGCTTTGGTGCCTGCCGCTGACGAACCTGAACGACGCGCCAGATGGGACCGAACGAGCGCTTGAGGAACCATAGCCCGGCCAGCTCAAACAGAAAATCACACGCTCCTGAAATCTCATCAATCGGATTCTTCTGAGCGTCGAAGAATGTCGTCACCACCTTCCCCTTGATGGACGCCAGAGAGGCGGAAAGTTCACCGTCAGACGTCAGGCTCGCCTGGTATGCAGAACGAATAGTCTCAGTCGAAATATCCTTACCGAACCACTCGAGTTTGCTCACCTCCGCCTGACTGAGAAGCTCGTTATCAATAGACTCGAACAAAGTTTTCGAGGGCACTTTGAGATTCACCTGACGCGTCTCCTTTGTCAGCGTTCCATCAACCTGGACATTGTTCACCTGATGAAACACACGAGCGTCATCCTTTGCGGAAACCTTGAGAAAGTAACGGCCATCGGGAATCTTTACGGGAGTTCCGTACTCCATGTGATCAAAAAACAAACCTACGCTCTAAGTAGAAATGAGCCTGGGAGTTTGTCCAGAGGGCTACGTTGAATTATCAGTCGACAAGACGAGGTGCCGTCGCCCGACAGGGTCTGCTGTAACCGTCAAGAAGATTTGTCCGACTGGATTCACGATAGATGTTTCGGGCCTATGTTTGGCGAACGCGCCAGAGACGGTCGTACCGACGTGTCCTTCTGGATACTTTCCAATTCCAGGGGATTCATCCAACTGTGCAACGTCAACGAGTTCAACTATCGTTCAAAAGATTTGTCCGACTGGATACACGCTGCGGGCAAATGGGCTGTGTGGAACAGGGAATACATACGCGACGACAGGTCCGACGTACTGTGGCTCACAGTACACTGGGAAAAATTGTACATACCAACAACAATTGACACCTGGAATCACATCCGCCACTGGAACAGAATCGGGTCCGAACATGATATGTGCCTTCAGGGAAGGCGATGCACAGTTTCCATGCGACCCAGGGTGTTGCGAAGCGTCTTCAGCGAGCGGCGACGGGACGAAGAGCGGCGACGGGACGAAGAGCGGTGACGGGACGACAGGGAATAAGTTTCCAATCTGGGCCATCATCCTTTTGATTGTCGTCGGAACTCTCGTAATGGGTTTGTTTCTTGCATTGGCTGCCAAAAAAATGTCACGAAACAGTAGATATGGAAATACCAAAGGTTGATTACTTACCAGCGTACAATTTTATGAAAGACACACCCGTATATGGTGGTTTCATGGTATGGCACCTAGCTCTATTTATGGTTATCGGACCCATGTTGACATGGCCGATGCTCGTCCTTCTTCTGCTCGTGTTCGGTACCCAGACTGCTAAGCTAGTTAAAGAGGTGAAGAGCTCATCAAGTATCAATGGCTGACACTACCATCACTCTGCAGGATGTTTTCGATGAGATTAAGCTCCTCCGCAAGGACCTCCGCAAGGTGAAGAGCCTGATTGAGGACCCTCAGGGTGAGAAGGCCAAGGCTCGTTCCACTAGCAACGGGTTTAACAAGCCTCTGGATATCTCCGAGGAGCTGCGTAAGTTTCTGAAGATGGATGTCGGCGAGCAGATTTCCCGCTCTCAGGTGACGAAGAAGATGAATGAGTATGTGACGGAGAAGGGTCTGAAGCAGGGTCAGCTCATCAACATGGATGCTTCTCTGAAGGCTATCCTGGACCCCCCAGCTGATGTACAGGTGACGTTTCTGAACATCCAGAAGTACATTAACAAGCACTACATCAAGGCGGAGAAGCCCGTGAAGGAGAAGGCTCCGGCAGCAGCTGCTGCTTCCGCGTCCGAGACGCCAAAGCCGGCGGCGGCGAAGCGTCCGACGGTGAAGAAGGCCTGAACTTTTTTCGACTAAATAGTAATGAACACAGTACTTGCTATAATCGCGCTCATGACAATTCTGAATGCTCGAACTGACGTGACTGTTATCCACGGGAAGTATGATTTAACAGCGAAAGATAAACTGCTAGTGACTTTCCATCACTTTGTGATTCTCTTTATGATACTCGGTGTCTTTTTCAAATCCAAACGTCTCGTTAGGATCCATCTGGGTGTCGTCATCGCAGCTTTGATGTGTTGGTTCGTATTTGGTAACAAATGTTTTTTGGCAGACTGGCAGCGAAACAGCATCAGATACACAGAAGAAGACGTTCAGATTATCCATAAATCACGTGATACACAGATGTTTGAATTTTTTGCCATTGTCCTTCCACTGCTCGCCATTGACATTCTGAAATTAAAATCGTTTTAATTATCAGATGCATAAACTATTGATTCTGTTTCTTATTCTTGTCGCGCTGTTTTTCATGCTCAAGAACAATCCTGCATCAGCGACTGCTGTAGATGTGGCGGGAACTACAGGCCCAGGGTACATCCCTGCGTTTCAGGGACACCCTCAGATTGGCGTCAGAAGTTAAGGTAACACCGCCGGCCAGCGGACACGGGGCGAATCGCCCCGGGGACTTAAAAACAAAAAGTGTACGTAGTATAAAATGGAACCCGTTGAATCGCCAGAGCTCGTCGATGCACCAAACATCGACCGCGTGGCGCTTGAACGTCTCGTAGGAACGAAAATTAATGATATCAAAGTGTATCGCAGGTCTTTCACGCATAAATCAGCCCTCAAAAAGTACAAGGGTCTTGAAGGCTCGTACGAGACGCTGGAATTTATGGGTGACTCTGTTCTTGGATTTATCATCACGCGATATCTTTTTGAAAAGTTTCCAGCAGAGCAGGAGGGGTTTTTGACCAAGGCGCGTACGAAACTCGTGAGAGGTAAAACGCTTTGTGAAATTTCAAAACGTCTAGGGCTTGACAAGTGGGTTCTCATGGATGACAAGGGGATGCGTAATGGGTGGAACACCAATGAGAACATTTTAGAGGATGTGTTTGAGGCACTTGTAGGTGCCATTTACCTGGACATTGGTATGATTCATGCCAAGTCGTTTGTGTTTGCGGCGTTTGAGCACATTGACATGAATCTCACGGATGACAACTACAAGGATCAGCTGATGCGTTGGTGTCAGGCGAACAAAGTGCCTTTGCCGGACTACCAGGTTCGCGGTCAATACAACGGTACGTTTCATATCGAGGTTGTCGTGGATGGTATACCATACGGTTCTGGATTTGCGAGCACGAAGAAACAAGCGGAACAATTTGCGGCACAAATTGCACTTAAGACGACGGAACGTTTTAAAAAGTAGAAATGGGTTGGGGCATTTGCTTCGCACTTGACGCCAACGGTTACGTGTACTGTGCAGACGGATGTAAATGGCGCGCTCGCAAGAGTGATTATGTGGATTATCCTCCGTGGCCATCGGCTCACCAGGCGGTCCTCGATTACTTTGAGGGTGAAGCACACAGCGAGCTTGACATGGTACGGGACGAGTGTCCAGGGACTGCAGCAGCACTACGTGAGGCATGCGATGAGCACATCAGCATGGCCCTTCGTCAGTACGACCACATGACGGATGACGAGAAGCGCGAGGCTCACGAGGCTTCCATGGTTGAGTTTGAGGGTGATCTGTCACGTGCCAACGAGAACCTCGAAACCGCTCTTAAGCTTTACAACGACCAAAAGACGATCTGGACCGGGTATAAGAAGAATCCACCCAAGATGAAGCCAGCCAGGACACGTGCCAATGAGCTCCGTCAACTCATCGAGCCTCTGCTCTTGGAACTCGCCACAGAGGAGGCGGCCGAGGAGTGCGATCGGTTGCGTCGTGACAAGGCTCGCGCTACCCGGATGCTGAATCTCGAAAAGAAATTTACACTTATTTAAACAGTCTCTGCCTTTTTAATGAAGGATGCACCCAAGAGCCCAAGAACTCATCGCGCAGACCTATGCCGATCAGCGCAGTCAGGAGTGGCTCAACCTCCGTGGAAATCTACTGACTGCGAGCGATGCGGCGACAGCAATTGGCCTCAATCCGTATGAGAAACCCGAAGGACTCTTGGCGAAAAAATGCGGTGCGGCGCGTCCATGGGCTGGAAACGAAGCGACTGCACACGGGACGCGTCTCGAGCCCATGGTTCGTGATTTGTATGACATGCGTCACGGTCAAATTTCACATGAAATTGGTCTTGTGCAACATCCGGTGCACAAGTTTCTCGGCGGAAGTCCCGACGGCATCACAGAGTCTGGTCGACTTTTGGAAATTAAGTGTCCTCTGAGTCGAAAGATTAAACCCGAAGTCCCTGGATATTACTTGCCTCAGATTCAACTTTTACTGGAGATTATGGATCTCGAGGTGTGTGACTTTTTACAGTACAAAGAGGGACCTCCAGAAGAGTTTGTCGTCGTCGAGGTTCCACGCGACCGTGAATGGTTTGCGCGTTACCTCCCGGTCATGAAGGAGTTTTGGGACGGCGTACTCGCCATGCGTCTCAAAGGTATCTGTGCTGTTGAAATTGACGAAATACAAATCGAGCCAGTTTCTGTAGATGAATGTGAGGTTGAAGTCGAACTATTTTAGTTCGCCCATTGACCAAAGCATACGCGAATACATTCAGCATAGGCGTCTTTGATGTTTTTCACCCCCTGATATCCATTGAGAGTTGCAAGCAACCCTTCACGAATGTCACGCGCCTGCTGTCTTTCTTTATTTGCGATGGCTATGAGCGTACCCTGTATCTCAGGGGTGAGTGAGTCCCAAGCATTTTCAGCTTCAAGCCACACTGCTCCAGGGTCATCCTTGGGAGACTTTTTCTCCTGGATCCAATGAATCATATACGCGTAGGCCGCCCTACTGAGCGAATCGCGTTCGAAAATGTATTCAACTTCACCGTCATGTATGATTGCAAGTTCACCATCTATGATACTAAACTCCAGCAGATGCGAAGCATCTGATGTCTGTTCGACGGAAAGGCGGCTCATGGTATAAAACCCCGACATTTTTAAACAGGTTATAAAAGAATACCATGTATTCAAAGCATGGCGCACCGTCTGTATCAAGTCCTGCTCGAAAACCCACGCATTCCTATCGTGATCGCAAGCGGTCCAGCCGGTACAGGCAAGACCATGATGGCGTGCCAAGCCGCATCGAAGCATGCTCGTCACGTCATTTTGACTCGCCCGGCTGTCTCTGTGGATGAACAGCATGGATACCTTCCTGGTACAATCGATGAGAAGATGGATCCGTGGGTTCGCCCCATGAAGGATGCAATGTCAATCAAGACAAAGTTTGAGGTGTGCCCTCTCGCGTACATGCGCGGTCGGACATTTGATAACGCGTGGATCATCGCAGACGAGATGCAAAACTCAACGCCGAATCAGATGCGTATGGTGATGACCCGTCTCGGGAAGGATTCCAAACTCGTCATCACAGGTGACACGGGTCAGTATGATCGTGGGTTTGAAAACAACGGACTTGTTGATTTACTGGAACGCCTGAAGAACTACCCTGTTAATGGTCTCGAGCAGGTGCAGTTCGGCGAAGATGATATTAAACGTCATGAGATTATCAAGGAGATTTTGCGTTTGTACGCTTGTTAGGAAAAGGGACGAATCCATGGATACGTGTAACTCTGAACCGGCCTTCGTTCCGTGGCGGACCCATGAAGTAAATGCCCGCAGGTGAATTTTTCCACTGAGTCGTAACGAGTGAGTTATTCTTCTTAACAGGTGATGAGTTTTTCACTCTGAAGCGGCCGCGGGTCGCAACCCCCTTTGCACGGATGTTTCGCTGCAGTTGTGTGACGCTCTTTATATACTGACGCACTTTGTTCCAGCGTTTCATGGCATTTTCACGCGACTCATTCACGCGCGCCAGGCTTGATGGGCGCCGGTTGGTGCTGGGGCGGTACTTATATGGCGTCTGACCCATATGATTAATTCAAATATTTTTATTCTAGGTTGAGAATTTCACATCGGAGATTTGCATACACTATGGTATTGAACACATCCATGACATTATCGACAACCCGTTGAATGTGGTCATCTGGATCAACGGGCCATGGTACGTTCATTCCGACCCACGTACACTGCTGCAAAAGCGTGAGGTTTTCATCAAACACACGTTCGAGCGCAGGGTAAATAGAATGCATCGTGTCAAACACATCTTTGAGCACCTGATTCGTCTCACGGGCATTCCTGTATCGAAACTTGTTGTTTTGTTCCCAGAACACCCGATCCGTCTGCTCGACGAGGTAAAATTTGAGTCGATTGCAAATTCTCTGTTCAAAAAGAGTCAGAATGGTTTCGTCAACCTCGGTCATTTTTGTCTTGTGCTTTTGGAGCATCGCGGTTTTAGACCAAATAAAGTTTACACGGCTTTCAACAGTATGAGTTATTACGAAACACTCGGCGTCGAGCGGGGCGCATCAGCAGATCAGATTAAAAAGGCGTACAGAAACTTGGCACGAGTCAATCATCCCGACAAAGGAGGTGACGCTGAAAAATTCAAGGCGATCGGGCAGGCATACGAAGTGTTGAGCGACCCAGACCGACGTGCCCGCTACGACCAGTTTGGAACTGATGTCCCTGAACAGCAGCAAGGGCCCCAAGGCCCTGACATTTCCAATATATTTCAGCAAATGTTTGGTGGCATGGGTGGTCCGCAGCAACAGCAGAATATGGATAGGCATCACACGATAGACTTGACACTTGAACAAGTGTACACTGGTGTGGACAAGAC